TGGACCTTGTTGGTTGCCTGGTCTTCGCCGCGCTTCTGGCCGTCGCGGTAGAGCTCGGTCGGTTGGCCTCTGCCGTTCGTGCCCTTGGACTGCCGCCGGAGGCCGAGGAAGAGGCAGGGGGCGGTCGCGATGCTCGATGACGCCGGGTTCACCTCGCTGGTGCAGGACGATCTGCGGGATCGCGCTGACCCCGCAATGGCGGCGACGCTCCGGCATCCGGGGGTGGCGCAACGCTGGCGGACCGAGCTGGTCAGGCTGAAGGGCGGCATCGACGCGCAGTTCCTAGAGCGCCGAGACGCGAGGGACCGGCGGCTGGCGGAGGCCGATCGGGCGGGCCGCCCTTTAGACCGGACCCGCGCCATTCGAGAGCACGAAGAGTGGCGGGCGAACGCAACCCGGTACCAGAAGAGCATCGAGGCACGGCTGTCCGAGGCCAGCGCGATCGTCAAAGCCACCGCCGCGCAACGCCCAGCCAGCGTGCGGGACGTAGAGGCCTTGTTCGACCGCGTCCGCGCGCTGGAGGACCGCCTGGAGGCCTTGGAGGCAGCCACCCTGGGGGCGGGGGCCGCTTGGCGGTGGCCCGGCCCTCGCCGGCCGAATTCCGGGGAGGGAGCATGATGGCCGCGACCCCGCGCGCCATCGCGCACGCACGCGCATCCGCCGGCGCCGTCGACCGCATCATCCGCCTGGCCGCGCACCACTACGGGGTCGAGCCGGCGCAGATCCGTGCGCGCGACCGCACCGGCCGGGTCGCGATGGCGCGCCACGTCGCGATCCATGTGGCGCACCAGCACACGGGGCTGAGCCTGTCCGCTCTGGGCGCCGCGTTCGGGCGCCACCACGGGACGATCATCTCGTCGCTGCGCCTCATCGAAGGGATGATGGGGTATGACCCGCGTCTCCGGGCCGAGGTTTACCAGATCGAGACTGCGGTCTATGATGTCGCCCTATGAACACCACCCCGTGCCTCTACGCTGCGTGCGCGGCTGCGTTCGCGGTCGCTGCGCTCCCCGTTGAGCGCTCTCTCGGCTCCTCCGAGCCGCCTCCTACCCCCACCTGCGCCCCGCCCGCCCAGACGGCCACACCGGACGGGTCGGCCACCCTCGCGCCCGAGACAGCCACCGCGGCCGCGTGCAAGGCGACGCAAGTGGCAATCCTGCTCACGGCGCGCGCACGGGCGTACGAGACTCCGGGCCTGACGCTGACCCTGACCGCCTATCCCTGGCCGTCGCCGATCGCACCGACGCCGCCCCGCCCGACCGCGACCACCGAGCCAACGCCGCACGAGCCTACGGGGGTGCCCGTTGCGACACCAACAGCATTCCGCACCGCGACACGGCGCCCAGCGCCAACCCGGACCCGAACGCCAACGGCGCCGCCGACACTCGCGCCGAGGCCATCGCCGGGAAGTCCGACGCCGGCGCCTTGGCCGTCCTGGATCCCCAAGCTGACCGACGTGCCCATCCCGACTGCCGCGGCGCCCGCGGCGCCCGCGTTCGTCCCGCTGGCGGTGCGGCGATGAGCGGCCGAACGACCAATAGGCGCCGAAAATGGGCGTAGCGCGCATCGACCTGCCGCCGGTTCCGGAAGGCGCGAGCGATTACGAGCTGTGGGCGCGAGCCTACCGCTGGAGGCCTGCCGACTTCGCGCGCGACAACATTGCGTGGGCGGCGGGGGAGGGGCTAGAGACGTACCAGGCCGAGGCGCTCGACACGCTCGTGGATGCCGGCCGGCTGGCCATCCGCTCCCCCCACGGCGTTGGCAAGACGACAACGGACGCGCTGGCCGTGCTGTGGTTCGCGCTGACGCGCGACGGTCTACCGGGAAGCTGGAAGTGCCTGACTACCGCGTCCGCCTGGCGGCAGCTCACGCTCTACCTGTGGCCCGAGATCCATGCCTGGTCGCGCCGGCTCAAGTGGGGGCCGGGAGGGATACCGCGCGCGCCGTTCATGGAGGGCAGGGAGCTCCAGAAGCACAACCTGGTGCTGCGCCGCGGCGCCGCCTCGGCCGTAGCGGCGACTGACCCGGCCAAGATCGAGGGCGGGCACGCTGACAGCATCCTCTACGTGCTCGATGAGGCGAAGATGATCCCGACCAAGGCGTGGGATGCGATCGAAGGCGCCTTTTCCGGCGCTGGCAGCGAGACACCGCGAGAGGCGTTCGCGCTCGCCACATCGACGCCGACCGACGCGGATGTGCCAGCCGGTAAGTTCTATGACATCCACCGGCGGAAGACGGGGCTGACCGAGTGGGCTGTGCGGCACATCACCCTGGCCGAGGGGATCGCGGCGGGCCGGATCAGCGCCGAGTGGGCGGAGGCGCGCCGGCTCGATTGGGGCGAGACGTCGCCCATGTACGTCGCCCGCGTGCTCGGCGACTTCCCCGCCGGGTCGAGTCGGGGCGTCATACCGCTTTCCGCGGTCGAGGCGGCCGTCGAGCGCTGGTGGCACCTCCACGCGCGCAACAAGATCCCGGACGATTGGGACACGGCGGCCCTCGATGTCGCGGACGGCGGCGCCGCGCGCTCGATCCTGGCCCTGGGCCGCGGCGACATCGTGGTCGACCTCCTGGACGTAACCCGCGCCGAGGCGGCGCAGCACATGGAGCTGGTGGGCGTCGTCCGCCCGTACCTGCTGCCAGGAGTGCGGTTCCGGCCCGATGCGAGCGGGCCGGGTTCGGGCGTCATCAGCCGGATCCAGGAGCTGATCGCCGAGGGCGCGCTGCCGCGGCTGACGATCGAGCCGTTCCGTAGCGGCGAGGCGACCAGCGTCACCGACCGCTCTGGCTCGCTGGAGTTCCACAACGTGAGGGCCGCGGCATGGTGGGGGCTGCGCGAAGAGCTGGACCTCGTTTCGGGGTGCAACCTCGCGATACCGCCGGATGACGACCTGATCGCGGACCTCACGACGCCGACGTGGAAGGCGACGAGCCGGGGCAAGATCCTGATCGAGGCCAAGAAGGAGATCGACCGCACGCTCGACCACGGCGACGCGGTCGTCATGCTGCGCTGGCGGGGTGAGCCTGTGGTAGTATCAGCAGGGGTCGCCCCACCACCGCCGGCCCCAAGGCAGACCGCATCGGGGCGCGCAGTCTCCCACCTACACGCTAGCCGGCCGCACCTCCAAGCCAGCCGCGGCCGGCGCCCGACTCGTAACAGGGGGCGCTGATGGACCCGGAACCGAACAGCGGCGAGGCCTTTGTCGAGTGGTGTGGCCGGCTGACGTTCTTCGCGGCCGCGGTGGCTGACTTCGCCCGCCCAGCCGAGGGGTACAGGGGCTGCTGGGCTCTGTCGCAATCGTGGGCGACGGCGCAAGCCGGCTTGCGCGAGGCGATCGCGGAGGGCCGCGCGAACGGGTGGGTCGGCGAGGTAGACGAGCTGCCGGCGGACGAGCCGCTACGGCTGTGGTATGATGCCTTTGACGATGCCGACGATCCGGGAGACGGCGATGGCGACGAGACGGCTGACGGTTAGGCAGCGCGCGGCCCGCGCGTGGGCGGCGCTCCGCCGCGGCCGGATCTACGAGGCGCCGTCCCGCCTGGCTTGGGACGACGACCCGGATCTGAACCTCACAGCCCAGGCAGGGGGGTCCGCGTACTTCCGCCGGCTCACGCAGTCCCCGCGCCGTGACCTGTCGCCGGTCCAGCAGGCGCGGATGGTCGAGCTGGCGGCATACCTGTACGCAACAAACCCGCTCGCGCGGCGCGGCATCGACCGCTCCGTTGCGTACATCATCGGTGCGGGCGTCAGCGTCGATTGCGCGGATGAGGCGTGCCAGGAGGTGGTGGACCGCCTCTGGGCGGAGAATTCCATCGACCGCCGATTGCGCGGCTGGATCGTCGCGCAGAGGCTCTACGGCGAGGTGTTCCTGCCCGTGGTTGTGAACCCGGTGAGCGGGGCGCTCGGCGTGGGCTTCCTCCCGGCGGCGGACGTCACCGACATCATCACGGAGTCCGACAATATCGAGATGACACAGGCGGTCGCGGCGCGGCCGGCGGCGGGCTACGGCGACCCGGTATACTACCGGATGGTGCGCCGCGACCGCGACCCGGCATCGCAGACCTACGGGCTGATGATCGGGACCGCGGACGACGCGGAGGGGGAGCCCACGGGCGACGACGTGGCCTACGCCAGCGCCATCCTCTACGCGTCCGCCAACCGGCTCCCCGACGCTGTGCGCGGCATGAGCGATCTGTACGCTGTCGCTGACTACGTGGATGCCTACGAGACGGTCATCTTCGACCTCGTGGAGCGGGCCGCGTTGCTCAACTCGCTGATCGTGCAGGTGCAGCACGCAGGCTTGGAGCAGGACGAGATCAACGCGATCGCGGCGGAGCGGGGCGGTCTCGTGCCCAAGGCGGGGACGGTCATCCACACCAACGAGGCAGAGACGTGGAACGTCATGACGCCGGAGTGGGCGAACGCGAGCGTCGAGACGTGGAGCGATATCATCCTGGGCATGGTGGCGACGGGTCTCGGCGTGCCTAAGTACTGGCTCAATTCGACCCTCGACCCGAATCGAGCCAGCGCGGAGCAGATGGCGCTGCCGGTGCTCAAGGACTTGGAGGAGCGCCAGCGGGAGGCGTCTGTCCTCATCGAGGACATGGTGGCGTTCGCCTTGGACCAGGCTGTTGCGCACGGCCAGATCCAGGCAACCGCGAACCGCGACTTCGAGGTGACGTTCCCGCCGTTGACGACCGCGGACGCCGCGGCCGGTTCGACGGTGCTGGCGGCGGTCGCGAACTCGATGGTCGCGCTCCGCGCCGAGGGCGTCATGCCAGACGCCGTGACTTACCGCGTCTTGAGCGCGGCGCTCGGGCTGCTCGGCGTAGACATCGAGCCAGAGGCGCTGGCCGAGGCGATCGGGGAAGACGAGGCGGCGGAAGCCGAGGCGGAGGAAGCGGCGGAGGAGGAGGAGCCGGAGATCGTGGTGCCCTTCGCTCCGCCGGGCGAAGTGACGGGCGCAGAGGGGTTCACCGCGCTGGCAGAGGCGTACCGGTCGGCGGCGCGCTATGGGCGAGGTTCGGGGCGGCGCGGCCGCCAACGCAACGGGAGATGACGATGGAGACGGGTTTTACGTTCACCATAGAGGCATGGCAGGTGTTGGCGGCGGGCTGGATCGCAGGGATCATCACCCGCGGCTGGTGGGACCGCGCCAGCCGCGTCGGGGCGCAGCGGCGGATCGAGCGGAAGGCGGCGGAGCTGGAGGCGCAAGCGGAAGCCCTGATGGCGCTCGCCCAGCCGTCTGACCCGTGGGCGTCGTTCGGCCGGGCCGCGAGCACGGCGTTCACGGGAGAGGCATCCTCGGGCTCCTCCTCGCCCCCGGACGACGCGCCAGCGACCCGGCGCCGGCCACGCGCGTAGCGGCCGGAGGTGGCAGCCGTAGACGTCAACCCGGTGGCGTACGCGGAGGAGATCCGCAAGCGGATCGACCGGCTAGGCCAGATCGATGAGCGCGCCATGAGGGCGACGATCACCGCAACGAAGGAGCTCGCGCGCCAGGTCAACGAGCACCTACTCGCGCTGGCTGCCAAGGGCGAGGATACGCGAGCCGCCGGCGGGCCGAGTTACGAGTACCGGCATTACCAGAGCATCCAGGCCGCGCTCAAGGCTGACGTGGCCGAGTGGCAGGCGAAGATCGCGGGGGGTGCCGACGCGGCTACCCGCGATGCGTTCGGCCTGGGCGCGGCGCACCCGGCGGCGCTCATGGCGGGCGTGACGCCGGCCACGTTCCCGGATCAGATGCGGGTGGCGCGAGAGGTGACGGCGGACCTGGTCAAGGGGCTGGGCAAGGATGCGCATGGGCAGCTCGACCGGCTACTCCGCCAGGGGGCGGCCGGGGCGCTCGACATGCGCCAGCTGCGCCAGCGGATGATGCCGATGCTCGCCGTCCCGTCGCGGCCGCAGGAGCGGTTCGGCGGGCTGGCTTACCAGGCGGCGCGGATCATCCGCACGGAGAACGGTCGCGCCTTCGAGCTCGCGAACGAGCTGCAAGCGGACGCGGTCGTCAAGGGGTCACCGGATGACGGCTGGCAGACGGTATGGCTGCACAGCGGACAGGCCAGCCGCAAGGCCAAGAAGGGCGGGGGCAGCCGCAAGGCGCACGTCGCGCTGCACGGCACCGCCGTCGATCGCGGCGACACGTTCAACGTCAACGGCAAGAGGGGGGCGCACCCGATGGATCCTGAGCTGCCGGCGGAGGAGGTGGTCAACTGCCGGTGCACCAGCGTCCTGTGGAACAAGGCCTGGGGGCCGTTCGACGCTCCCTTCCCGCCGGGCAGCGATCGGGCGGCGCCCGGCTACACGGATGAGCCGGCGAAGGCGCGGGTGCCCTTGTCGGACGCAGAGGTGCAGAAGGCGCGGGCGGTGCTGGCCGACAGCTCGATGATGCAAGGCGCGTTTTATCTGCAGGAGCTCGCCCCTGATTTCGCGGCATACCCCGAAAAGGAGATCGCGCTCCTGCTGGGGGAGACGTCGACACCAGGCGTGTTCCCAGGCAAGGCGACCGCCGACCTGTTCATGGGCGGGGCGGAGGCGCAGGCGGCGCTCGCCCGCCTGGCTTCAGGCGAGTTCTCGCGCCTGCTTGCGGCTGCGGAAGGGCGGGCCGCAAGCCCTAAGCTGGCCGACTCGTTGGCGGCCGAGCGAGAAGCGGTCCGCGAGATGGACCAAGGCGTTCCGGTGACTGAGGCCTGGAAGGCGGCGCATCACCACAGACTCCCCCCGCCCAGCGTGGCGCGCGGGATGGAGTTCCTTGAGGCTTGGGCGCGGGAAGGGGATCCGCCAGAAGAGCGAGGCAATCCGGGTATGGCGCGGGCGCTCGATTTCGTGCCGGGGGCGCACGCGCCGGCGAAGATGGTCAGCCTGAGGCAGCTGGCGGACATCGCGCGGGAAGCCGGCGCGCCTGTGTTCATGCGGGGAATCGCGGGCCGCCAGTACGCGCCGGGCACGTTCAGCGGCCCCAGGCTCTACGCGGGGTCCGGCATCTACGGGCATGGGACGTACTCCGCGCACAGCACCGAGGACAATCCCTTCTCCGCGGTCGACACGGCGCGCCTGTACGCCGGGAAGCAAGAAGAAAGCGCTGTGTTCCGTTTCACGGCGGCGCCGGGCGCCAAGATCGGGCGGCTCGATGATATCAGAGTAGACAGGGAAGCCTGGACGACCGCCATCTACAAAGAGCTCGACCGTGTAATGGAGGATCCGACCACGACGGACGCGAGGCGGAGGCATGTCCACCGGCTGAAGTGGGCGGTGGGCATGATCGATGAAGGTACGTTCGCCGTGTTGTCCGGGTACGACGGGTACCTGGTCACGTCTCAACCGTACTTTGTGATGTTGACGCGGCGGAACATGATTGCGGCGCGGCGGTTCACGGACAAGCTCGGAGAGATCCTGGAAGGTGAGACATGAGCAAGGCGGATGGGCGGATGGATCCCGCGCTGTCGCGGCGGGCGGGGAAGCTGCTGAGCGTCGCCGGGGCGGTTGGCGCCCGCGACTCTGGCGAGTGGGACGGTCTCGTCAAGGAGATCGAGACGGGGGCGACGTTCGCGGAACTGTCGGACAGCGCGCGGGCGCTGGTCCGGCGGTTGGAGGCGAGCGCGGCGCCGGCGGGGCCGCGGTAGGTTGACACCGGCGCCAGAGGAGCTTACCATGTCCTCGCCCTGTGCATGGGGGGCCGAGATCGGGGGGTCGCATGTTCATCGAGGTGCGCGGCGACAAGCATTGTCTGCGCGAGGGGAGCGAGGAAGAGCCGGGCGAGGACATCGCCTGCTACGACACCCCTGACGCGGCGGCCGCGGCGCTGGCGGAGCGCGAGGGCGCAGGCGAGGAAGTCGCCGTAGCCGAGGTCGCGCCGCCGGTTGGGCCCATCCCGGCCGGCGCCGCTGACCCGACCGGCCGCGTGCTCGAAGCGATCGGCGACGAGAAGACGAAACGGACCGGCGCGCGCTGGGACGTGGTCCTGATCGAGGAGGGGGTGAGCGCGAACGGGCGGCTCTGGACGCGCGAGCAGCTGACGGACTCTCGCTTCCTGGCGATGCTTGAAGGGCAGGACAGCTTCGAGGACCACGACTCGCCCGAGCAAGAGGCACAGTACCCGGTCCGGCGCGTCGGGGAGCACACCGGCTACTACAGCAACGTGCGGCCCGTGCAGGATCCGGTGACAGGCAAGGTCGCGGTGCGCGCGATCTGGAACGTCATCCGAGAGGACTGGCGGCAGAGGCTGCTGAACGCCCTGGACATGGGCGCCCTGGATCGCGCGGCTCAGTTTTCGGTCAACGCGCGCGGCACGGAGCGGCCCGCGATCGTGAACGGCCAGCGCGTGATGGTGCCAGACGAGATCAAGTACGTGCGCGGCATCGACAACGTGGTCCGAGCGTCCGCTGGGGGGCGCGTGGTAGCATTGGTGGAGGCGGGCACCCGGCCCGCGATCGATGCGGAGGCTAGGCAGATGACACAGGAAGAGGTCCAGGCCGCGATCGCGGCGGCGATGGCAGATCCAGAGACGATGCGCGCGGCGCTGGCTGCCGCGGGCGTGCCGGTCCCGGTCGAGGAATCGGCTGAGGACACGGGCGCTCCCGCGCCGGAGGCGGCGGCGGAAGCGGCGGAGCCGGAGGAGCCCACGACGGAGCCGGAGGCGACGCTGGCGGCGGCGCCGGCGGCGATCACGGAGGCGCTGGCGGCGGTCCAGGCCATGCGGGCCGAGATCGAGGCGCAGGCGGCGGCGGCCGCGAACGAGCGGATCATCGAGGCGGCGCTCCGCGACAGCAACCTGCCGCGCCTTCTCGCCGACCAGGCGCGCGCGCGGCTGACCGAGGCGGCGGGGGTTGCCCGGCTGGACGAGGGCCGGGCGACCGCGATCGTCGGCGAGTACCGGACGATCGCAGAGGCGTTCGCATCGCGCCAGCCCGAGACGCGCGCGGCGGTCCTGAAGTACTCCGGCGGCGAGGGGCCGCAGAAGATGTTCGCGCTGCGGATGCTGAGCACGCTCGGCGCGCGCGGGCAGCTCAAGGAGATCAAGGAGGGCCACAATCCCGGCCGCGTCACGGACGATGGCGGCGAGGTGGTCCAGCCGTTCACGTCACTCCGCCAGGCGTGGTGCGCGTTCCACCCCGAGGCTGACCCGTGGGCGGGAGACATGGGGATGCGAATCTGGGAGGGGTTCCGCACGCCGTTCCGGGGCGCGCAGAGCCACGCGCGCATCACAGAGGCGCTGACGACGGCCACGTTCGCCGAGATCACGCAGGATGCGATGTACGTGATGATGCTCCGGCACTACGAGGCGCTGCCTTACGACGGGTGGCGCCGGGTCGTGAGCACGATCGAGCCGGCGGCGGACTTCCGCGCGCGCAACTGGACGCGGATCGGCGGGTACACGGACGACCTCTCGGTGGTCGGCGAGAACGCTACGTACCCGGCGCTGACGCACGGCGGCGACGAGGAGATCACCTACGCGGTCCAGAAGCGGGGCGGCATGGAGGACACGATCACGCTGGAGCTGATCGCCAACGACCAGATTGGCGCGCTGGCGCGCCTCCCGCAGAGGCTCGCTGACGTCGCTGGGAGGACGCTCTACAAGTTCGTGTTCAACACGCTGATCTTCAGCAACCCCACGCTGGACTACGACGCGGTCGCGCTGTTCGACAACGCCCACGGGAACACGAACACCCTGGCGCCATCGGTGTCCGCCATGAACACGGTGGTCAACGCAATGGAGGGTCAGGCGCCCCGCCTCGCCGGCGCGGACGTCCTGGGCGTCATGAACCGGCCCGCGATGGTCATCGGCCCGCGCCAGTTGGCCGGGGTCTTCGGTCGCATCCTGAACCCGTCCGATGCCTACGCATACGGGCTGACGCCGGCCGCGACGACACCCGGCGCGAACGTCGACACGGATGCCAACCTCGATCCGCATATGTTCAAGGGGAGCGGGATCGAGTACATCACCAACGAGTTCGCATCGAGCTCGACCGCGTGGGTAGCGGTCGCCGATCCGGCGCGCCAGGACACGATCGTGATGGGGTTCTACGGCGGCCGGCAGGAGCCGGAGCTGTTCATCCAGGATGACCCTTCCCAGGGCATCACGTTCGACCGCGACGCGCAGGCGATGAAGCTGCGGCACATCTACGGCGGCGACAACGCCAACCACACCTCGTTCTACCGCGGCAACGTCTGATCCATCCACCACCGGGGGCGGGCGCCTAAGGTGAGGGGGGCGCCCGCCCCGAATCCTCCAGGGGGATATCCGCATGGCACTGAACACTGCAAGCCCGTTCGATCGCCGCCCAGGCATCCACAACGTCCAGGTGCCGACGCTCGCGCACGCGGCCGCGACCGCGACAGAGCTGATCGCGAGCCACACGTTCACGCAGGCGTGCCGGCTGCGCGGCGCGCACTGGGTACCGTTCGCGGCCGTGACGGGCGTGGACACGCACACGACGCACCTGAACCTGCAGAATCGCGGCGCGGCGGGCACCGGCACGACCGAGCTGGCGAACCTGGACTTCACGGACGCGCTGGACGCGGCGATCGCGGTCCCGCTCACCATGTCGTCCTCGCTCACGACGGCGATTGTGGCCGGCGCGACGATCGCGCTGCAAGCGGAGAAGGTGGGCAACGGGCTGCTGATCCCCGCTGGCATGCTCATCCTGGAATACGACTACCAGACCTCCTAAGGGGTGACGTATGGCGGAGACGAAGGAGAGGAAACGAGCGACGCCGGCCGCGGCCCAGGCGGCGGCCCAGGCAGCGGTCAAGACGGTGGAAGCTCCTCCGGCGGCGCCGGTGGCCGGCGCCCCGCCGGCCATCCAGACACGTTACGCTGAGCATACCGCGACGGCGGTGAGGGTTTGGCTTGTCGTTGAGCAGGAGCCACACCCGTCGAAGTGGTACGCGGGCCGGCCGGAGCGCATCCCGGCCGGGATGTCGCCCTCGCACGACCTGTCGCCGGCGGCGGGCGCGAGCCTGGCTGGCGCCAAGGTCGCGGCGGTGTTGGTCGAGGCCAGCGGGGACGGGACGGCGCGCTTCCACACCGGCGCCAAGCGGGTCTACCTCTACGACGAGGACGGGTCCGCCTGGGAGTCCGCGAAGGCGGGGGACGCGCGCGGTTACGCAATCGAGGGCGCGGTGGTCGATGCGCGGAGGCATGCGTGAGCGCGCTGGTGCGCGTTGCGTCTACGGGCACGGTCTGGGCCGGCATCGGCGTGCTCTGGTCGGTGACGTTCAGCGCCGTGGGCGGCGCCGGCTCGGTCGTGTTGCGGGACGGCGGGGCGAGCGGGACGATCATCCTCACCGTGCAGGCGGCATCGGGCGCGACCGCATCGGTCAAGCTCTGCGGGGTCGGAATCAGCAACCTGCATGCGACGATCACGAACGGCGAAGTCTCTTGCGAGGTCTAGGCCATGCCCGCTCCATCCTATGCGATCGAGGGGCTGCGCCGGCGGCTGCGGGACATCGCATCGAACGACAGCTCGATCTTTGTGGAGGACGTCGACCCGACGCTTGACCTGGCGGTCGAACGCGCCGTGGTCGAGTACAGCCGCGACATGCCGGATGAGCTCGTAGTCGATCTGCCCGGCGCCGGCTCGCCTTACTTCGCGCACTCGGGGATCACGGGCTGGGTAGACCAGTTCAGCCGCGTTGCGCGCGTCGAGTACCCGGCGGCGGCGGTGTCGGCGACGCACCGGCCGGTCCTGCTCGATGTCCAGACAGACGTCAAGGAGTATCGAGACACGACGGGCCGGTACCTGTGGCTGCTGTACCACACGCCGGTGGCGGGCGAGACGGTCCGGCTGACGTTCACGGTCCCGCGCTCGCTCACGGAGGCGGCCGACACGATCCGCCCGCAGGACTTGGAGCCGGTGCTGGACCTGGCGGCGAGCTATGCCTGCCTGATGCTCGCGACAGAGGCCAGCACGATCGCGGATCCGGTGCTGCGATCCGACTCCACGAACTACCGTGACGCCCAGCTACGGCTCAGGCAGCAGGCCGAGGACTGGCGGGCCGCCTACGAGCGGCACATGGGGAAGGGCGAGGACCAGCGCACGCGGCCGGCGGCGGCATTCTCGGACTTCGACGCGGCGCCGCGGCGGGGCGAAGCGGGCCGTCCGGTCAGGTACTGGCTGACGCACGGTCGGAGGCGCTAGGATGGCCGTCACGCACCACGTCGTCATAGACGACGAGGCCGTTCTCGCTGGCTTCGAGAGGATTCGGGGCCAGGGGGTACCCGGCGCTATCCACGCCGCAGGGCAGCGCTCAGGGGCACGCGTCGCGGCGATGGCGAAGGCGGGGACGCCGGTGGGGTCAAGCGGGCTGCTGCGGCGCTCGATCACGTTCCGGCAGCTCGTGGTGGATGGCTCCCCGGCGGTGATTGTCGGCTCACCTCTGCTGCACGCGCTCGTCATCCACGAGGGCCGCCGGCCGGGCCAGCGGCCGCCTCCGCCGGGGGCGCTGACAGAGTGGCTGCGGTACAAGGGTATCGACCCGCGCATGGAGTACGTCATCGCCAAGACGATCGGGCAGAAGGGGTTTGATGGCCGGCCGTTCCTGCGCGATGCGTTCGAGGCGAGCAAGGCGGCGATCATGGCCGACTACAAGGCTGCGTTCGCGCAGGTGTTCGCATCGTGACGTCACGGGCGACGGTCGTGCCTCTGCTGCTCTCGGGCGCTGCTACGATCATCGAGGCGGTCCCGGACGTTGGGCCGGTCAGCACGCGCTGGGGGCCGGTTGTGCCAAAGCGGTCCACGATCTCGGATCGCTTCCGGTCTGTGATCGGCGGTGTCCAGGTGTTCCGTGGTGTGGTGGTCGAGGTGGGGCAGCCGCTGGTACGCGGATCGATCACGGCGGTCTATGCTGGCGGCGGCTTCACCGCGGTGGACATCTACACTCTGCACGTCACCGTCTTCGATGGCGCGATCGACACCGATGCCGCCTACGACGCGGCGCTGTCGCGGGCGATGGCGGTGAGCGATGAGCTTGAGACGACGTGGAGCTACGCAGGCCTGGCGATCAGCCAGGTTGACCCGCCGGAGATCGCGTCGTTCGATCTGGGCCAGGTCGCCGGCGCGAATGCGTGGATCTGCGAGATGGATGTGCGGGTATCTGTCGAGCGCAGCGTTGCTGCGACTCTGGTGTAGACGGCCCACTGGGCCAGGAGGTAGGGATGGCGGCCGATCTCTTCATCGGGCCGGCGACCAGGGTCACGGAGGACGTGCGCGACAAGCGACGCCGCGTGCGCCTGTGGTGGCGTCTGCCCGACGGCTCTGAGACTGCGCCGCGAGACATCGTGTGGCCCGATGACTTCGTGGCCCACCTGACGGACGGCGAGATCGAGGAGTTGGCCCGCGACCTCGCGCCGCGCCTGGCGCGGAAGCTGGACGATGTGGACCGTCTGGTCCGCGAGCGGCCCCAGGGCGAGCGATGACGACGTACTACGTCCGCAAGACGGGCAACGACGCCAACGCGGGCACGAGCGCGGGGGCGGCCAAGCTGACCATCCAGGCAGCCGTCAATCTCGCGACGACGGCGGGGGACATCGTGGAGGTCGGGGCCGGGACGTACCGCGAGCAGGTGACGCTATCCGCAGACGGGGCGAGCGGGAATCCCATCACGATTCGGGGCGACTACGCGGGCACGGCAACAGGAGACGCTGGCCCCGTGGTGTCGACAGCGTGGGCGGTAGACACGGACGCCGTCCCCACGCGCGGCTACTGCTTCCTGGCGAACGGGCGGGCGCATATCAAGATCGACG